GTTCGTATACCATACCTACATTTTATCCCATGGAGAAATTAAGTAACTATGAAGGGTTAGAGCCGTCTGAAGACGTGTTCGCCAATCAAAATCTCACCCAGGTGAGCCCTAAGCTAGAGTGTCCCAGCCGCTCGACTAACGAAGGGGAAATCGTTCACGGGAATACTGGAAGGACTTCGATGCGTCGAGGTCATCGTTTAAGTAGCGTACAAGTACGCAAACAAAAACAAATCAACCAGCGAGAGCTAAATGATCGCTTGCGAGCAGATCGTGAAAAAGTTAGATTGGAAAATCTAGCAAAGTGGGGAGAAAAAGAACTTAAAAATTCTAAAACCTCACAAAAGAAGAAGAATCTTATTCTTAGTAGTGTTAATTCTACTATAAAGAGAGATCTTACTTCATTTACACCTAGAGCTTTACCAGAAACCTTTAGTGATCGACGTATTTATGGCGCCGATTCATTTAGAGATGATGGTTTAATCGAGTGTGTAAAGATTATGCCGAAAGACATAGAAGATGATAGCGAATTTCGCATTATCTCTCATCCTATGCAAGCAATTGAATTGGATGCATCTCGTTTATTATATGGTAAAACTCTTCGGAGTTTACCTGTAATTGTTGAGAAAAAAGAAGTTGTTTTTAATAAGACAGCATCTAAAAAGAATAAAGTTTTCTTATCAAAAGCAAATTTTTCATATGATTTGCAAGGGAACAAGATTCCTAAAAATTTTAATAAAATGGATATCGATAATGTTTCGAACGATGTGGTAATCGCAGATTTACATGTGCGTGAACCATATACAAATAGCTTTTTCAAAGCAGTTTCTGATGATGAAGATGATAATATCGCTACAGTGACAAAATCAAATTCTCGTAAGACAAAGTTACAACGTTCAGATTTTCTTAAAGATGCTGAATTAGTAACTTCACCAACTAAACAGTTGAAGCGAGAGCGATCTCGTAAAAACAAATCAAAAGTTTGTAAAGTTGAAGAAATCGACATTCCTGAGGTAAAACTCAAAGTCAACCAGATTGACGAAAATAAAACAAACATGGATTCTGTTAAAGATGAAGTACCCGTTGTTGAACCAGTTGTACAACTGACTCCAGCAACATCCGAAGTAAAACTCGAAGTCAATCAGATTGACGAAAATAAAATAAATATGGATTCTGCTAAGAATGAAGTACCTGTTGTTGAACCAGTTGTACAACTGACTCCAGCAACACCTGAAACTACAGTTGTTGATGCAATTCAACAATTAACTGCACAAATTGCAGCAATGCAAGCACAAATTAATGTGCTCATCGCAGAAAATGCGAAAAAAGATGAGATTATTGAAAAACTCAGAAACCCCCCAAAGGAGGTAATAGTTGAACAACCTAAGGTTAATCAACAAATCCCTGTTGAAACAGAGAAACCGAAGACTAAAAATCAAGTAATTCGGCCTAAACTCGTAAGAGCTAAAACTGATTTAGTTACTCGTTTTTCAGACGATGGAATTAAAGCTGACATCAACATGGGGCAAGCGACGACGTCAAAAGCCCAAGTTAAAGTGGCAAAAACAGTATTGTCTCTCAGTAAAGAGGAGCTGTCTAAAGTTACTAATGCGGGAATTCGTGATGTCTCAGCTAGAAAAGTTGAGGAATCGTTCTGTGATGCCCTTCAAAAAGGGTTAGTGAGATCTAAAAGTCTCATCTCATTTAAGCCATCTGTGAATGTGCAAGTGTATCCTAAACCAAAAGGTATCACTAATAAAGCATGGGCGATTATTTGCTTTAATGTTCCTGAAACGAAAGAGAATTTTCAAAAGATTCGTGAACAAAAAGTATTTGATCAATACAAGAAATTGTTCTATGCAAATTCCACTATTCTTAATGGTAGATGGAAAGCTGCAGCTGCTGATATCAAAAATCAGAAGTTGGTAAATCCATGGTTATCAATAAATGTAACTATTATTGCTAATCTTAAGAAAGCTGACTTATCAACAGTCTTTGAAAAGATCAGCGAATGGCGCTTGCGCGCTAGCACTTATGTAGAAGGCGGTATAAGAGCAGATTGGAGCAAAGCTTCACCAAAGACGGAGTAAATATGCATCCTATCTTTGAGTACCTTTTAGGTATTAAGTCAATTCCTTATGCTTGCGCAGTATTGGCACTAATTCATATCATTGTTTCACAATGGTTGAATAATCATGGTTTCTTTATCATGTTATGGGCGTCATTAGGGGCAAAAGTTGTTTTCAACTATGCTACTTTCGATCTAATAGATTGGTATAGTGCCTTTATGGACCGTCTTACCATTCGATTTGATAAGTTGCTCAAAGATGCATCTCAATCAGTCGGTACTCATGTAGTGCAAGCTACTCAGAATATTGCTGATGGACTTACGTCTGCTGGTGCTCAAATGACCACTGGCGTCTCCTTTAAGGGGATAACGCATGAAATCTCAACTCATAAAGTTGGGTTAAGTTTATGTGCGAAATCAATTTTAGATTGCAAATCTATTCCTGATGTAACATCAGAAGTAGGAAAGGTTTGTAGTCTATTAGGATTGGAACATTCTCTCATCGATTCTGTCGTTGGGAAGATTTGTACTCTTGGTGGTTCACAACTATCAAATGTCATACCCGTTCGTCAACATGGGCATGACGATTTCGAAAAGTTTATTCCATTGTTAGCTTCTGCTGCTGCGTTTACTAATATTGAATTAGGCGGCTTTGAAGCAAAACATATGGATGGATTTGCTCGGAATCTCCGTTCTGCGGAAACAATCACTAAACATGTTCGTGATGTTGCTGAATCCTTAGGGTTTCTAAAGTCTAAAAATTGGGCGATTCTTGAAGAATTAAATACCGCTGTGGTTAGCCTTAAAGCTGATCATCTCTGGATAGCTGAAACTCTTGCATTACGAGGCTCTGATTTTTGTCGAGCTGAGAATTGGAAGCGTGTCGAGGAATATCGAGAGAAAGTGGAAAATCTTTCGAAAAGATTGCGTTCAATTAATCTCCCAGAGATCAAAAACAATCAAATTGTTATTGAAGTCAATATCATCCAAAATAAGATGATAGATTACCTTAATCAAATTAAAGTAATCAGACAGAGTATTGGGATTCGTCCCGTACCAGCTGGAGTTTGTATCCAAGGTCCAAGTCAAATTGGAAAATCAACTATTGTAGCTGAGATTTCGAAGCGTGTAAAATCGAGACTTCGTTCCCATCAAGATCTTTTCGGAGATACTCTTGGGTGGTCCCAATGGGACGCCAATCAACGTGAGGAGTTCGATAGTGGATACGTTGGGCAAGAAATTGTCAATATGGATGATGCCTTCCAGGATAAAACCAATAAGGATCATCTTATGTGGTATACCTATATATCACCAACATGTGTTGGAACGATCCAAGGAGTTGCGGAACAAAAGGGTTTACCCTTCCGCGCTCTATTGTGTCTAACGACATGTAATGCAATGCCGACCAAGTCAATCACGGTCGAACATATTGCTGCTCTTCATGAGCGCTTTCCATTGACTTATAAAGTTGAATTGAAAGAAAATGTAGCAATGCCAAAGCAATGGGATCCGAATTTTAAACATCTTAAAATTCGATATGGTTCTATGAAAAGTTTTGTGGCAGGTGTTCCAGAAAGGAAGGATCAAAACGGAAATATAGTCACGTCATCAGTGAATGACTGGCCAGAAACCGATTTGAACGGAATTGTTGATCAGATAGTAGAACGAATGATCAATAATATGACATTCTTCAATGCTAGAATGGCTTCGATGCGCCAGACTCCCTTACAGGAGCATGGTTTGTCGGATGACGAAGATGGAGAGATGTTTGATTTCGATGCTATTGAAACTGAACAGATCACCCATTCTGAAATTCCAGAAGGGTATATCCCTGAGGAAACTGAAGAAGAGCTTGCGGCGTTAGGAGATGAAAATGAGTTAAACTCTACTTTAGAAGTTGTTGAGCAACTGATTCAATCTACCGAAGTAGAAACCCCTCAAGTGGAAGCGCAAGAAAGTATTCGAATCGCCATGACTAGAGTGGAACCAGTACGAACTGCTGGAACTGCGCAAGACGCATTGCGAATCGACGCTACTTTGAGAGCGATTGCAACAAATTTGCGAAGAGTAGTAAATCAAGAACACTGTAATACTATTCAAGATGTAGGAGATTGGACTTGGTATCTACGTCGGAAAGATAATCGAGGATTGATAAACACATCCTTTAGTCCCGATTTATTTCCAGGTGAAACCGGTCTTTACGATTTCTTATCATCTTTAGGAGCATGGTTTGTTCCAGAAGAAAATCGAGTAGCATTCGAAACAGCGTTTGTTCGCCAAGGCTTTTTAAAAGTCAATGGCCCATTTGATGAATATCTTTGGGGTCCATTGCTGAAGAATGGTAGAGTTCTCTACCTAATCAGCGACGATCTTATATCGAAGATTGACGTTGCGACACGAGGTTTCTGGAGAGGAACTATTCCACATCGCTTGAGATTAATCAATTCGTGGTTTTGGTCACGGAGAGGACAAGCTATATTCGCTATGAACTTCATTGATATCGTTGGCTATATCTTGATTCCCCCTCACCCAGCTTACTTTGTAAGTCATTTGCTTCGTTGCTGTACATATTCAATGTATCCGGAGAGAGTTGGCCCGTTCTGGGTCAGAGATTTCTCATGGAGAGGATGGGCATATAATGTCGAGAATACTCTCATCGCACCTGTATGGTGTGTAGCAAAAGTATTTGAATATTTCGAAACAGTTGCTGAAAGGTTAAAAGCGCATATGTTAAACGTCGCGGTCCAACTATTAGAATTCTTAGGAGTTTCAGTAGAAGGATTATGGCGTGATATAGCGACGATAACTATCAATTTAGCTTCAGAAGTGGTAATAATTGGCTTAGTAGCTATTTTATTGTTTATCTTCTGGAAGTTGATGAAGCTCCTTTTTAGTCCAAAGACTGAAAAATTGGAGCAGCA